CCTCACGCCTGAGCAGGTTTCCGGCCACCAGCTCATGTGGGCAGACGACAACCTGCGCAACTTCCCCTATTTGCTGGTGAACCCGATCACGGCACCCGACGGCAGCCAGACTGTCAGCGGCCCCGTGGCTTACACCCGCAGCGCACAGATACCGCCAGCGATGGCAGCCCTGCTGCAGATCACCGAGCAGGACATGCAGGACATTCTGGGCAGCTCGCAGCAGGCCGACAAGATGGTAAGCAACATTTCCGGCAAGGCCGTCGAGATGATTCAGACCCGCATCGACATGCAGACCTACATCTACATGAGCAACTTTGCCAAGGGCATGAAGCGCTGCGGCGAAATCTGGCTCAGCATGGCCAAGGACATTTATGTCGAAGAGGGCAGGCGCATGAAGGTTATCGGCAGGACCGAGGACGTGGAAACGGTCGAGCTGATGCAGCCAATGGTCAGCGAGACCGGCGAAGTGGTCATGCAGAACGATCTGAGTGGTGCCAAGTTCGACGTGATTGTCGATGTCGGCCCGTCCAGCTCCAGCAAGCGTGCATCCACCGTTCGGGCACTGACCGGCATGATGGCCATCACCGACGATGCCCAGACCAAGCAGGTGCTCCAGGCAATGGCCATGATGAACATGGAAGGCGAGGGCATCGGTGACGTGCGCGACTTCTTCCGCAAGCAGCTCCTGCGCATGGGCGTGGTCAAGCCGACCGAGCAAGAGGCCGAGCAGTTGATGGCCGAGCAGCAGGCACAGGGCCAGCAGCAAGACCCGAACGCCATCTTCTTGCAGGCCGCAGCCGAGGAGGCCGTGGCCAAGGCTGCCCAGGCACGCGCCAGCACAATCAAGACCGTGGCCGACGCTGGCCTGTCCAGGGCTAAGACAGCCGAGACCCTGGCCAAGACCAGCGTGGAAGAACAGAACATGGTGCTGACCGAAATCGAGGCAGCCCAGCAGGCCGTCATGGGCCAAGAGGTCCAGCCTGTTGTCAGATGACAAAAAGTAAGTGAAAATGTGAGAAACGGTATCCACCCAGCCGTACCAATGGGTGAGTTTGATGGGGTCAAAGATGAATCAAAAGGCAGTAATTGCAGACGAAGAGATCGTTATTGAGGATGAGATCATTGAGGAAATCGACGTTGTCGATGACTTAGATCAGCCCGATGACGAGGTAGTTGTCAGCATTGGTGAGGAAGCGCCGCCCACCGAAGAGGAAGTTCGTGCGCCTGAATGGGTGCGTGAGTTGCGTAAAACGAACAGGGAAAAAGAGCGACGCATTCGTGAACTCGAAGCAAAGCTGACGGCCACTACGACTGAGAACAAGCCGGTCGTGACAATGGGGCCAAAGCCAAAGCTGGAAGACCACGACTACGACGCGGATAGATACGAGCAAGCATTGGACGCATGGCATGAGCGCAAGCGCCAGCACGACTTGGAGATCGAGACGGTCAAGAAGTCTGAGCTGCAGCAGCATCAAGCCTGGCAAGCCAAACTGGACTCCTACGGCAAGGCCAAGGCCGAGCTGAAGGTGCGTGACTACGAGGATGCTGAGGAAACTGTCCAGCAGCTCTTGAATGTCACCCAGCAAGGCGTCGTCTTGCAAGGCGCGGACAATCCAGCCCTGGTTATTTATGCACTCGGCAAGAACCCAAAGAAGGCCAAGGAAATCGCTGAAATCACAGACCCCGTGAAGTTTGCCTTTGCGGTAGCAAAACTGGAGAAAGAATTGAAAGTTACAAACCGCAGGGCAGCACCCGCACCGGAGCGTATCGTCTCGGGAACTGGACGATCATCTGGCGCGGTGGACTCAACCCTTGATCGGCTGAGAGAAGAAGCAGCAAGGACTGGAAACATGACGAAAGTCATCCAGTACAAAGCGCAGAAACGATCAGCTTCCAAATAATTTTTTTGAATAGGAACACAAAATGTCTAATGCATTTTCCAAAGAAGAGCGCGTTGCGTTCGAGGACATCCTCGAAGGCTTCAACGACGCGCTGGTACTGTCCCGCAACGTGTCCGTCTACAACACCGACGGCTCGATGATGGAACGCACCAACAACGTGATCTACCGTCCCCAGCCCTACATCGCACAGTCGTACGATGGCATGGACCAGACCGGCAACTTCACGGCTTACACCCAGCTCTCCGTCCCTGCAACGCTCGGCTTCCAAAAGTCCGTGCCGTTCATCTTGGATGCGCTTGAGTTGCGTGATGCCTTGCAAGAAGGTCGCCTGGGCGAAGCTGCAAAGCAAAAGCTGGCCTCCGACATCAACATCGCCATCATGAACGTGGCCGCAGCCCAAGGCTCGCTGGTCGTGACCGTGAACACCGCTGCTGGTGACTACGACGACATCGCACTGTGCGACTCGATCATGAACGAGCAGGGCGTCCAAGCCTTTGACCGTTACCTGGCCCTGTCCTCACGCGACTACAACGGCATCGCTGGCAATATCGCTGGTGGCGCTGGTGGTACATCTGTGTCTCGCAGCTTTGCTGGCAACAAGTCGAACAACGCTTTCGAGCGCTCGTTTGTCGGCATGGTTGCAGGCTTTGACACCTACAAGCTGGACTATGCAAACCGTATTACGGCTCGCACTGGCGCAGACCCGACGATGAGCACCTTGGCTGCGGCTGGCAACTACTATGTGCCACAAGCAACCCAGACTGCCGCCACCGGCGAGACCCAGAACGTGGACAACCGCTTCCAGACCATCACGGTCTCCAGCACCACTGACCTGCCAGCAGGCACGCCAATCCAGATTCAAGGCGTCGAGGCTGTGCATCACATCACCAAACAAGGTACTGGTTTCTCCAAGACCTTCCGTGTGGTGCAAGTGATTAACGCCACGACCTGCGTCATCACCCCACCGATCATCTCGGCTCAGGGTGGCACTGATGCAGAACTGCAATACCAAAACGTCATCGTGACTGCAGCCGCTGGCCGCACCATCACGCGCCTGAACGTGGCTGCAGCACCCATCAACTGCTTCTGGCAGAAAGATGCGCTGGAAATCTTGCCTGGCCGTTATGCTGTTCCCTCGGACGCTGGTGTCGCAGTGATGCGCGCAAGCACCGACCAGGGCATCGAGCTGGTGATGCAAAAGCAGTACGATGTCAACACTATGAAAACCAAGTATCGTCTCGACACTTTGTTTGGTGTGGTCAATAAGCAGCCAGAAATGTCTGGCATTTTGCTCTTCGGTCAAGCATAAGGAGTCATCATCATGAGCTATCAAGTAATTTTTACCCAAGGCACGGCCACCGTTACTGTGCCAGCAGGCGAGAAAATCGCTGTGCAGGCGTATTCACCAGCACTTGTGTTTCAAGAAGTTGGTTTCCCCAACTTTCCTGATTCGCAGGATTTGCTGACTACGGTCGAAAACACCACCTATGTGTCGCCCGCATTCACCAATGCCACCAGCGTGACCATCCAGGCCGGTGCATCAGGTGCTTACTACTCCACTGGTGTTGCTCCTGACATCAGCAACAATGGCAACTGGCAACCTCAAGGTGCGCCAGCCAACATTGCTGATGGCGGCTCGATGGCGGCAACTGCTGCCAACGTGTTGACAGGCATCATTACTGCTACACCTACAGCAAGCCGTGACATTCAATTGCCAACAGGTGCAAACCTTGATCTGGCAACTGAGTGGGCCATCGGTGATTCGTTTGACTTCAGCGTCATTACTTTGGCTGCATTTGCTTTGACTCTCACGGTCAATACAGGTGTGACCATCGTGGGTGCTGCCGCAACTGCTGCAACGTCTGGTGCATCTGCACGATTCCGTTGCCGTAAGACTGCGGCTGACACTTTTGTCGTCTATCGTATCGGTGGTTAAACCAAGACAGGCCAGCAGAAATGTTGGCCTGTTTAACTTAGGAGCGAATCATGCCAATGACCAAAGGTTATTCAAAGAAGACAATCGGTAAAAATATTGCAATGGAGATGAAGTCCGGCAAGCCCCAAAAGCAAGCCGTGGCAATGTCTTTGAACGTGGCAAGCAAAGCAGCGAAAGCCGCAGGCAAGCCCAGCAAAGCACCGATGAAGAAAATGAAATGATCAAGTCAGCCGCTATCATCAAAGACAAGACTCTTCCCCCGTGGAAAGAGTTGCGGCTGCAAAAACGACGCTTTAAAAAGCAGCAGACCATTGAGCGCAAAGCCTCAAAGGTTTGTTTTCCATCGCCCATGAATGCCCCGATCATTGAGGTGCAAAATGCACCACAGGACGATGCACCACCGACACGCGACGAGCTGCAGGCCAAGGCCACCGATTTGGGCATCCCGTTCAACGGTCGCACCACAGACAAAAAGCTAAGTGGCTTGATCGCCACAGCACTGGCACAAGGAGCCTAGCATGGGTTACAGCAAGCGCCAATTTATCAGCGCAGCGTTCGAGGAGATCGGCCTTGCGTCCTATGCCTTTGATCTTCAGCCTGAGCAGCTTGAGACTGCCAGGCGCAGGCTCGATGCCATGATGGCTGACTGGAACGGCAAGGGCATCCGGCTCGGATACCCGATCCCGTCCAGCCCCCAAGACGGCGGCATCGATGAGGAAACCAACGTCCCCGACTCGGCCTATGAGGCCATCATCTGCAACTTGGCTGTGCGCTTGGCTCCAAGCTACGGCAAGGTGGTGATGCCCGAGACCAAGGCCACAGGCAAACAAGGCTATGACACCCTGCTGCAGCGCGCCACGTTCCCGCTGGAGCAGCAACTGCCAGCTACCATGCCAGCAGGCGCAGGCAACAAGCCCTGGCGCGTCTACGACAATCCGTTCATCAGACCGCCTTACAACCCAGTGGACGCTGGCCCTGATGGGCCACTGACATACAACTAAGGACCATCATGCCATCTATCAATCAACTACCCGTCATTGGTCAGGTCTCACCTGGCGACCAGATTCCCGTTTACACCCCGAACAACGGCGACGCTCGGCGCATGTCGGTCAATGCGCTGCTGCAGTATTTTCAGCAGACCTTTGCCAGCCCCACGCTGGCGGTCAATCTCTATGTGCCTGGCAGCGGATTCAACATCACCGTGCCGACACCAGTCAGCCAGCAACAGTGGATGCTGTTGCAGCCTGCTGGAACGCTTGCAACGGGCACGATCACACTGCCATTGAACACAGGCGTTCCTGATGGCACAACGGTGTTGATTACCACCACGCAAGAAATCACCTCGCTGACAATTGCCCTGAATGGTGCAACTGCCATTTATGGTGGTGTATCGTTCTTGGGTGCAGGTACTGCAACAGCCATTCGTTTCTATCAGCCCACAAACTCGTGGTATCAGATCAATGCTGATGCAGTTTATGGCACAAACGTACAGGCATTTTTGGCTGTGCCATCAAGTGCCAATTTGCGTGCGGCGATGACCGATGAAACAGGGACTGGTCTGTTGGTGTTTAACACCACCCCAACATTGGTGACCCCAATTCTTGGCACACCAACCTCTGGCACATTGACTAATTGCACTGGCTTGCCAATTGCAACTGGCGTGTCTAATTTAGGTACTGGTGTAGCAACATTTTTAACAACCCCATCAAGTGCAAACTTGTTGGCGGCTTTAACCGATGAAACTGGCACAGGCGCAAATGTGTTTGCAAATACGCCAACGTTGGTGACTCCGATTCTTGGAACGCCAACATCGGGAACGCTTACATCATGCACAGGTTTACCACTAACGACTGGCGTGACTGGTGCTTTGCCGGTTGCAAATGGTGGCACTGGTGCATCAGGAACAGTGCAGGCATTGAGTGGCCCTGGCGCGGTAAATATCACAAGCCTTGCCACTGCCTTTACTTCGACAGCAGCAGGCAATGCGTTGACGCTTGCTGATGGTGCGCAGGGGCAACTGAAAACGATTATTTATGTTGCAGAGGCGGCTGGTGGCGATACTGGTGTTTTGACTCCAGCCAATCTTGGAAGCGCAACCACCATCACTTTCAACGCTGTTGGAGATTCGGTAACGCTCCAGTTTGCTGGCACTGACTGGTGGGTTGTTGGGTTCCGTGGTGCGGTAGTTGCGTAATGGCCACCAAGCCCAAGTCCTCCGTCAACAAGGCTGCGGTCTACACCAAGCCGACGATGCGCAAGCGTTTGTTTGAGCAGATCAAAGGCGCATCGGTGCAGGGCACTGCTGCCGGTGAGTGGTCTGCACGCAAGGCGCAGTTGTTGGCCAAGGAGTACAAGGCAAAGGGTGGAGGCTACAAGTCATGAAAGCCCCGCAAAAAAGCCTGAAGGACTGGGGCGCGCAAAAGTGGCACACCAAGTCCGGCAAGCCGTCGAGCGAGACCGGTGAGCGCTACCTGCCCGAAAAAGCCATCAAGGCTTTGTCGTCGGCTGAGTATGCGGCCACCACCAAGGCCAAGCGCGAGGGCACCAAGGCAGGCAAGCAGTTCGTCAAGCAGCCCAAGAAGGTGGCTGCTAAGGTTGC